CTGGACCATCATGGCGTCCAACTAATGGCCACGTCGGACGTTCTCATTTCCAACCTCGCCCTTGGTATGCTGGGGAATGCGCCTCGTATCCAGTCGATGAACGAAGCGTCGCCCCAGGCCAAGGCGATGAAGTTGTGGTTCGAGCCGGCGCGCGACTTCACGTTGGAGCAACGCGACTGGTCATTCGCCCGGCAGCGCATCTTCCTGGCCGCTCATGCCGACGCCGCCCCGACCAACTGGGGCTACCGATATCAGATGCCGGCGGACTGCATCGCGGCGCGCTATCTCGTTAACCCGACCGGATACATCGGGCACAAGATACCGTATGAACTGATGTCCTCGCTGGACGGGGAGACGGTGACCTTGGTGACCGACCTTCAGGACGCGGAACTGGTCTATACCCGCCGGGTGACCCAGCTTGCCCTGTTCACGCCGGGCTTCGTCATGCTATGCGCCCGCGCCCTGGCCATGTATACGGCCCGCACGATCACGGGCAGCCGCGCCGAGGAAGACAGCCAGCGGCAGACCTTGGCCCAGGAACTGCGTAGCGTGTCGGCTCATGACGCCAACCAGGGCGCGGACCCAACACCGCCAGACAGCGACATGATTACCGGGAGGTATTGACGTGCCCGAACTGATCCAAGCCTCCTTCAGCAAGGGCGAAGTCGGCCCCGGCCTATACGGGCGCGTCGACACTGCGGCGTATCAGGTGGCGCTGCGCAAGGCGGAAAACGTGTTCATCCACGCGGCGGGCGGGGCCAGCAATCGCGCGGGCACCCGCTTCAAGGCCCCTACCATCGACGCGAGCGTTACCAGCCGCATCAAGAAGTTTCAGTTCAAGGCAACCGACACCTACCTTCTGGAATTTGGCGACCGGAAGATGCGCGTCCTGCGCGGTGGCGCCCCGGTGCTGGAAGTGGTCCAGCTTATCGAGGGCGTGCTGCACGGCTCGACGGCCCGCATCCAGGCTACCGGGCACGGCCTGTCCTCGGGCGACCGCGTCTACGTCACGATGTCCTCCGGGTCCGTCGAACTAGATGGCCGCTTCTTTCACGTTGGCGCGACCACGGCGAACGACTTCGAGATTTACGACGCTTGCACTCTAGGCGCGGTGACGGGCGTCTCGCCTTTCGTCCCAGCTTCAGGCATAGTGAGCCGCGTCTACACGCTGGCGACACCCTACCTCGCGGCCGACCTGCCGTTCCTGAAGTTCAGCCAGTCGGCCGACGTGATGACCATCACGCACCGGGACTACGAGGAACGCCGGCTGACCCGCTCCGGGCACGCGGCCTGGACCCTGACCATCCCCGCCTACACGCCCGGCATCGCGGCCCCTACGGGCTTGACGGCGGTCGGACATCCCAGCTTTACGGGCACCGACATCGACTACTACAAGGTCACGGCGGTTTCCGCATCCGGGGAGGAAAGCCTCGCCGGGGCGGTCACTTGCACGACAAGTGCGACGCCGCCCTTCACGGGGACGAATTACAAACGCAATGACATTGCGTGGTCGGCAGTTGCGGGCGCGGTCAAGTATTCCGTCTACCGGGCCAAGGGTGGCGTCTTCGGGTGGTTGGGCGACGCCGTGGGCGCCACCACATTCTTCGACGACAACCTATCTCCCGACATGGGCACCGCCCCGCCCGATGCCCGCACACCACTGGCCGGTGCGGGGAACTACCCCGGCACCTCGGGCTTCTTCGAGCAACGGCAGGTGTTCGGCGGCAGCACTGACGCGCCCGATACCAGCTACTACACGCGCACGGGGAACTTCGACAGCTTCAGCGTGTCGACGCCGATCCAAGCCGACGATGCCATCACGGCCACGTTGACGGCGGGGGAGGTGAACGAAATCCAGCACTTCGTCCCAGGCAACGACCTGCTGGTCATGACCAGCGGCGCCGAGTGGCGGGTCAACGCCGGGACGGACAGCGCCTTCAGCGCCACCTCCATTCGCCAGAAACCGCAATCGGCATGGGGGTCCTCTCATATCCGGCCTGTTGTCGTCGGCAATACGGTGCTCTACGTGCCGCCATCGCTTATCTCGCTGCGGAGCCTGGGCTACTCCGTCCAGGCAGACGGCTATACGGGCACCGACATGACCAAACTGGTGCCTCACTTCTTCCGCCAATACGTCATCCGTGACATGGCCTTCGTCCGTTCCCCGGAGCCGCTGCTAGTTCTGGTTCGGACGGACGGGCAGGCGTGCGTCCTGACTTTCGACCAGGAGCAAGAGGTGCAAGGCTGGGCGCGGTGGAAGACCGCCGGCTCCTTCGAGGCGGTCGAGACAGTGCGGGAAGACCCCATTGATCCTGACGAAACTGTCTACTTCGTGGTTAAGCGCACGGTGAACGGGGCCGTCTGCCGATACATCGAAGGAGTGTCGAGCCGCCGCTTCGTCGAGGTGCAAGACAGCTTCTTCGTTGACGCGGGGGTGACCCACGATCAGCCGATCACTATCGTCAACGTCCTGCCCACCAACCCCGTCACGATCTACGCGCCGGGCCACGGGCTGGGTAGCGAGCCGGTTGACGTGTCGGGTATCGAGTGGGTGCCGAACGTCGACGACATGGATACCGAGACGCAGCCCGACCAACTAAACGGTGGACGGTATACGGCGGTCCCTATCTCGACGGACTATCTGCGGCTCGACGGGGTCGACGGCTCGGCGTTCAATGCGTATGTGCAAGGCGGGGCGCTGCGCCGGCCCGTCACGTCCATCGGCGGTCTGTGGCACCTGGAAGGGCGCACCGTGTCGATCCTGGCGGACGGCAACGTCCTGCCGCCCCAGGCGGTGGCGCAGGGGCGGATCACGCTCGACCGCCCATATAGCCGGGTCCACGCGGGCCTGCGCTACGTCGCGGAAATCATGACCCTATCCCCGGAAATCCCCCGGTCGACCACGGTCCAGGCCAAGTCTCGTCGCGTGCCCCAAATCATGGTTCGGTTCGAGCGGTCGCGCGGCCTGATCTACGCCGTGCAGCATCAGGAAGCCGGGGCGGAGTTCTACGAACTGGCCCAGCGCGAGTTTGAGGACTACGGCCAGCCGACTGACCTCCTGACCGGCGACGCCTTCCTTACGACCGGCGACAACTGGGGCCATGACAGCTTCATTACGCTGCGCCAGCGCGATCCGCTGCCGATGACGATCAGCGCGGTAGTCTATGACATGGAGGGGCTGGGGTGACCACCTACGCCATCGTTCGCGCTACGGCTGACCACCTCCGGGACCTCGGCTCGCGGCTCCGCGAACAGGATATCCTCGAACTGCGCGTGCAAGGGGCGGAGTTCAACGACGAAGCGATCCGCGTCCTGGTATCACGTGATACCTGGGTCGGCATGGCGGACGGCCGCCCGGTCGTAGCGTTCGGGGCGCTGCCCAGTTCCATTCTCGGCGGGGCTGCGTCCCTATGGCTTCTGGCCACGCCTGACCTCTACCCCCATTCCCGCACGTTCATCCGCTCCGCCCGTCCCGTCCTGGCCGCGCTCGGCCGGGCGTATCCCCAGTTGACCTCCATCGTGGTCGCGAGTAATGTAGTGGCTATCCGGTGGCTGCAATGGTTGGGCTTCACGATTGGCGACCAGCCCTACGCACAAGGCGTCAACGGTGAGCCGATCCTGCCGTGCTACTACAAGGGGTGAACCATGGGTCTTGAAACCGCATTGATCGTGACCGCGATAGGCACCTCCGTCCTCGGCGGGGCCATGCAGTTCATCGGCGCCCAGCAGCAGGGCGCGGCGGCCAAGTCTCAGGCCGACTATCAGGCCGCTGTTGCCCGCAACAACGAGATACTGGCGCAGCGCGCCGCTGCCGACGCCCAGGCACGCGGCGACATTGCCGAAGGGCAGAAGCGCCAGCAGACCGCCCAACTTCTCGGGCGGCAGCGCGCCGTCCTGGCCTCGAACGGGGTGGATGTGGGCACCGGCTCGTCCCTGGATATCCAGGGAGACGCGGCGGCTATCGGGGAACTGGACGCCCTGACCGTGCGCAGTAACGCCCAGCGCGAGGCCCTCGGCTACCAGACCCAGGGCATGAACTTTGCCAACGAGGCGAACCTGGACCAGTTGAAGGGCAGCAACGCGCAGGCAGCGGCCGGTATCGCGGGCGTCTCGTCCCTGATCGGCACGGCCGGCACGGTGGCGAAGCAGTGGTATGGCTTCAACTATGGTAAGCCGGGCGCCGGCGGCGGGTGGGTCAGCTAATGGCCGTCGTCCCCACCGTCAGCCCGACCGTCGAAAACCGCCCATACGGGCCGGTCTATGACAGCGCCGCCGGGGCTGCACCCGAGGCGTTCGGGGCTGCCACCGCCGCAGCCTTCACCAAGCAAGGCGCCACCGTCGCCGCCGTGGGCAACGAAATGGCGGGCATCGCTGCGCGCTTGGAATACATGCAGGTCGTGAAGAAGGCGACCGAGGCCGCGAACCAGCTTGACGCCTCCGACCTGAACTCGCTGTTCAACGGCGACACTCCCTACTTCGGGACTAAGGGCGAGACCGCCGTGGCGGGCCGGCAGTCCACGATTGACGGGCTGAACAAGTCCCGCGAGACAATCCTGGGGACGCTGGATGACCCGCGCGCCCAGGAAATCTTTCGCGCCCACGCCGCCCAGACGCTTCGCCAATACTCCACATCCGTCTCCCGCCACGCCATGCAGGAGGGACTGGTGGCCGCCGACACGGTGGGGCAGGCGCGCATCCGACTGGCCGGAGACACGGCCTTCGCGAACCGCACCGACCCCAACGCCATCAACGCCTCGCTGGCCGCGATCCGGGGGCAGGCCAACGAGTGGGCCATCCGGCATGGGCTGGATCAGGCTGCCGCTGACGCCCGCTTCAACGAAGATGCGTCGAAGGCCATTGCTCCCATCATTCTGGACCGGGCTGTCACAGACGCGGCGGGCGCTGCGCAGATGCTGAAGACGTATGCGCCCTACCTCTCGCCGCACACGACGACCCAGATCGAGGAACACCTGAAGCCGAAGATCATCGCGCAGGGCGCCAACGCCGCCATTGAAAACGACATGGTCCAGGCGACCGGCACCACGGGGGACCCGTTCAAGGATGTGATCCGCGTAGAAGGGGGCGTAGACGCCAACGGCAATGCCCGCGTCAGCCCCAAGGGCGCCATTGGTATCGCGCAAATCCTGCCCGGCACCGCGCAAGAAATGGCAAAGAAGCTGGGGGTCGAGTTCGACCTTAATCGGCTGAAGACGGACACCGCCTACAACGAAATGCTTGGTCGTGCCTACCACAAGGAAATGCTGGCCAAGTATGGCGGCAACCTTGTGCTGGCGAACGCGGCCTACAACGCCGGGCCGGGCAACGTCGACGCCTGGATCAAGGCAAACGGCGACCCGCGTGCCGGCGGCATTACCAACGCTGAGTGGGTAGCTAAAATCCCCTTCGACGAAACCCGCGACTACGTCAAGAAGACGGGCGCCTTGGGCGCTGCGCCGACCGGCTACGTCTACCCCGACTGGGCTTCCATGCAGCGCAACATTATCGAGCGCACGGCCGGTGACCCAGAAATGCAAGCGGCCCAGTTGTCGCGCCTGTCCCAGAAGCGCACACTTTACGACGCCCAAATCCACGGCGAGCGGACGAAGATGGAACGCCAGTTCGACGACATGCGGACCGCCTTGGAAAGCGGGCGCGACGATGTGACGGTCCCGGCGACTGATCTTCGGCGCGTGTATCCGTCTGAGATTGCGGACGACAAGATCAGCCAGTTGAACGAAGCCCGCGAGTTTGGGCAGGTGGCCAAGGCGGTCCAGTGGGCCAGCCCTGACGACCTGGGCAAGTTGCGCGAGGCGCTGTTCACGGGGCAGGGCGACCTTGCGCTGTTCCCGCGCCTGCAAGGCAAGAATGTCGTGCCGGGCACGGGCGGCGGGCAGGATGGCGACCTAGCCACGGCGGCCCTGCGGCAGCGCCACATGGCTCGGCTGGACGCCCTGATCGCCAAGCGCACCGCCGCCCTAAAAGCGGACCCAGCGGCCTACGTGGCCTCGTCCCCGGCGGTCCAGGAAGCCCTGAAGTCACAGGACCCGGCCCTTTATGCGGCGGCGACCCAGGCCGAACAAGTGCGCCTTGGCGTGGGCCAATTCGATACGCACATCCTGACCAACGAGCAAGCGAAGACTGTCGTCGACCAACTGCACAACATCGACCCGGAGAAGGGCGACCTTCGCAAGGAACTGCAAGGGCTGGCGTCCCGCTACGGGGATCAGTGGCCCGCCGTCCTGAAGGACTTGGTCAAGCACGGGATGTCGCCCGAGTATCGTATGCTCGCGGACATGGACATGACGACCCAAGCCGTGCCCGCCGCCGACTTCCAACGGGCGCTGAAGCTGCGCGCGGAACAGAAGGGTGAGTATGGCCGCACGGTGGATCAAGTCACGAAGCAGTCGATCTACGACGGCATTGCGACGGCGATTGCTCCCTACGCCAAGACCTTCGCGACCGGCGGCACCGAGGTAATGGCCCAGGTCATCGGCCCCGCCGTCACAACGCTTGCCCTGTATTACGCCATCGGCGGCGTCAACGGAACGGAGGCGGCGAAGCGCGCGGTCGACGGATTGCTCGGCGCCAAGTATGAAGTTGACGGGCCGCTGCGCGTCGCCAAGGGGCCGGGCGGGGAAAGCCGCATCCGCGCCGTGCAGACTGCGGGCGAAGACCTGCAAGCCCACCTGACCTTGGGCGATGTGGCCGACCTGCCCAGCATGAACCCGGCGCTGAAGGAAGCTGACCGGCGTGCGGCGGCGCTGCGCTCGGCCCGTAACGGTTTCTGGGCCGCCGGGCCAGACGGCAAGACCGTGGTGCTCTACGGCGAGGTGCCGGGCGGCGTGGCGGCGATACCGCGCCAGGGGGGAGGGTTTTTCACGATGGATGTCAGCAACCTGCCGAAGCCAGCCGGCCGCCCGCTGGGCCAAGCCACGGGGGACCAGCGTCGGATGGGCTTTGATCCCCGGATGCAGAACGTCCCGCAGGACCAGCCGTAATGGCCGGATCAGGTAACGGCATCCAGGGCGGGACGGTCCTAGACCCCCGTTCGCTGGACGAGTTGGGCACTGACCGCTTCGTCGAGACGGCGGGCGCGGGGCTGTCAGCCGGGTTTACCTCGGCGTGGCAGGAAAACATTTCATCCATTCTGGGGCGGGTCGTCACGCGCGGCGACACAAGCGGGGAAGCGGCCAATCACTGGGCCGGCTACCAGGACCCCGCAGGCCGAGGCCCGTCCCAGGATACACTCGACATGGAGCGTGAGCGGGGCGACCGCCCGAACACCACGGTCCTCACGCCCGAGGCGGCCAACGACCAGTTCAAGCTGCCCGGCCTGAAGTTCGA